GGGTAGAAATGGGCAAAGAAGGCACCCTGGACGTCTACACCACCAACAGTGTAAATTTACGTAGCCAAGGCACAATAAATTTGCACGCCGATGATGATATCAATATGTTTGCCGGCGGAAAAATAAACATGAAAAGTGTCAAAGGCACAACCATGCAGAGCGATCTAGACATGACAGTGTCCAACAAAGGCAAATTGACACTGTTCAGCCAGGGTGCTATTGGAATTAAAAGTCCCGGAACCGTGGCCATAAGCAGTCAGATAGGCAGCTGGGCTTGCGGTTCTACTTTGAGTTTCAATGGCAATAAGTTACAACTCAACGGCGGCCCAAAAGCAGAAGTAGAAACTCCAGCTGGATTGACCAAATACCTGCATCCTAAGGTAGAGTTCAATGCCAGTGCAGGTTGGTTGGCTATTCCGTCGGCCACAGAAAGCATAGTGACTCGTGCGCCCACACACGAGCCCTACCCCTATCATAATCAAGGAGTAAGTGTGTCAGTTAAACTGGCAGGACCATCGCCTACACCACCACCAGATGCTCCACCGGTACCGGCTGGCACAACTATTACCAAAACATAATGGCGCAATTTAACTATACTCTTCCTTCTGGAGCAACATTTACCATGGAAGCTCCTGCTGGCACCACACAGGCACAGGCCGACTACACATTTTACAGTCAGGTTGCTGCTGGAGCCTTGGTAGGATTTCAACCAGGACAAAGTGTTACTGGTACTAGCTCGGCCTTGGCCAAGTTTAATCTAAGCCGATTGGATCGTGGCATTGCCGGAGTAGATGATACAGTGATCCTGGCCATTATCAACGGACTACCTACCACGGCCAGCATTCCAAATTTAATCAACGTTCCCTTGGAAAATCCAGTTACTCAGGCCAACATAGCCGCTGTTTCGGGCACAGGATTTACAGCACCTGCCATAGGGTCACTGACCAGTAGTCAGACACAAGCTCTCATGGCTCAGGTGGTCAACACAGTGGGACAGCCAGCCACAACAATAACTGACAATCAAGGCGTTGGACAATATGGATTTAGTTGTCAACAGCTAGAAATGGCCGGATATGTCAAACCCGGCACCTGGCAAGAATTTATACAAAACGGGCCCAGTACACTGACACAAGTTCTTAGTGCTCCGGGCATTTGGACAGGGCTACACGGAATCTATTCACTTGACGATTTTCTTAACAGCACCATAGCACAAAATGATGCTCAGGCCACCTTGATGGCCAATGGCTATGCTAGCCTACAGGCCGCAGGAGTAATCACCACTCCCAGCACACAGAGCATATCAGCAGTGGTTGGCAATGTGTATACTGGAAGTAATGTGGCATTGACCACGGCCACAACAACATTGACTGATGCAGTAAACAGTCAAGTGGCGGCCTTGGTCACTAATTCTAGTCAGTACGGCACACAGCTCACAGCACAATGGGCTACCGGATTACCGCCAGTGACCAATTTAACTTCCAATTTGACCGGCATAGCAGGAGTGTTGGGTGCGATTCCAGGACTTCCAAGTCTTGGCACACTTGCATCTGGCATAACTCCCAATCTGGCATCAGTACAAACTGCCATGAATGTCCTGGGCAAAGCATCACAATTTGCCTCTACAGCCGCTAGTACATTGTCTGGAGGCCTAGACAAATTATCCAATCTCAGTCTCAGTAGCCTACCTAGCCTACCCAGTGCGTCGGATTTATTGGCCAAAGCACAAGGACAAATATCAGGGCAAGCATCAGCTCTAGTTGGACAATTAAAAGGACAAGTATCGGCCTTGGCCGGACAGGCCGAAGCACAGGCCAAAGCCCTGCTTGCTCAGGCCGAATCACAGGCCAATGCGTTGTTTACACAGGCCGACTCCTTGGTGGCAGATGTAAAAAAGGCCGCTGCATTTACCAACACAGTAGATCGTGCCAGTGTTGATGTGGCCTTTACAAAAATACTTGGTAGTGGAAAAATATCTGTACCCAATTTTGGCACAGCAAGTTCGTCCTCTGTTGGTGCCGCACTTGACATTAGTCAGGCACAAAGCAAGCTACAAGCATTGACAAATCAAGGACAATCACTTGTGTCTGGTATATCCAGTTCTAGTAGCCAAGGATTTGGCTCAAATTTATTAGGTTAAATACACAATGCCTACATTCATTGGATTCAACACTATCAATCAAAATAAAAAGTTCACAGCCGTGGATTTTGATCTGATTAAAATTGACCTGCTCAACGCTTTTAATATACGTCAAGGTGAGTTGCCAGGACGCCCGGGCTATGGCACTATAATCTGGAACTATTTGTTTGAAAATCAAACTTCTGAAACACAAACAGCCATATATGCAGAAATACAACGTGTGTGCGGTGGCGATCCCAGAGTGTTTGTCAGCGGAGTACAGATATTTCCACAGCAAAATGGTATTTTAATACAGTTAGGAATAGCAGTGGTACCCAGCACCACTGCGCAACAGTTGAGTATATTTTTTGATCAACAACAACGTTCGGCATCCTACGTTTAAGTACCCAGTTTATTGTATTGGTAAATACTAAAACTAGGAACACATATGGCCACAACCTCAAGACAAACTGCAATTTTTGGAGTTGAAGATTGGAAAACAATCTATCAAACATACCAAGAAGCCAATTTTCAAAGCTACGACTTTGAAACTCTGCGCAAAAGTTTTGTAGATTACTTGCGCCTGTACTATCCAGAAACCTTCAATGACTACATTGAAAGTAGTGAATTTATTGCTCTACTTGACGTCATGGCCTTTATGGGGCAAAGTCTAGCATTCCGCACCGACTTAAACACACGTGAAAATTATTTAGACACAGCTGAACGTAGAGACTCTGTGACACGATTGGCCAATCTGGTCAGCTATACTCCCATGCGTAATACAGAAGCTTCGGGCTATCTCAAAGTGTTCAGCATCAGTACCACAGAAAATATTACCGACTACAACGGTGTCAATCTGGCCAATCTCACGGTGAACTGGGCCGACCCTACCAACCTGGATTGGCAAGAACAGTTTACCACCATACTCAATGCCAGTTTGACCAATGCACAAAAATTTGGTAATCCCAGCAGTGATCAGGTCATAATGGGAGTAGACACTCAGGAATATACCATTAACCTGGTTCCGGGTTACTTGCCGGTTATTCCTTACACGGCCACGGTTGACACAGTGAACATGCCATTTGAAGTGGTTAACAGCACCAGTGTGGGGCAAAGTTATATTTACGAACCTCCTCCCCTGCCCAACGGACAATTTAATGTTTTATTCCGCAACGATCAACAAGGCTATCTCAGCGCCAACACTGGATTCTTCTTCCTGTTCAAACAAGGCGTGCTACAGAATCAAGATTTTAACCTGCCAGAACGTATTACCAATCGTGCTGTAGATATCAACATTGAAGGTATCAACAACACCGATGTATGGCTGTATCAGTTGGACAATTTAGGAAATATTTCTAACTATTGGCAACAAGTTCAAAGTGTTTATGCTGCTGCAGTGGAGCAGTTAGCTCCCGGCACAAAAAATATTTACAGTGTGTCCAGTCGTACCAACGATCAGATTACACTAAATTTTGGCGATGGTATTTTTAGCACAATTCCTGTGGGTACCTTCCGTACCTATGTGCGTGCCAGCAATGGTCTGACATACATTATCAATCCAATAGAGATGCAAAGTGTGACTGTGCCCATCAGCTATGTAAGTCGTACCGGACAGATCGAAACCCTAACCTTTACCTGTGGTATTACCGAGCCTGTGACCAATGCTCAGGCACGCGAAACCATTACTGATATCAAACAGCGTGCTCCTGCACAGTACTATACACAAAATCGCATGGTCAATGGCGAGGACTACAGCCAATTTCCATTCACACAGTACAACAGCATACTCAAAAGTACAGCAGTCAATCGTGCATCCATTGGTACCAGTCGCTATCTTGATTTGGTTGACGGAACTGGAAAATATTCCAGCACTGATATTTTTGCCAGCGATGGCGCTGTGTGGGAGTCCAATGACCTGTATGCATTTCAATTCAGTTGGTTGACCTCCAATGACATTAGTAATGCAGTAATTAATCAGATTGGTCCATTGGCACTTAGAGCCGGACTACAACAATTTTACTATGCTAATTTTCCACGTCTCGGTCTAACCTCATTGAATTTGACCTGGCATCAAAGCACAGTGATAACCAACGAAACCACGGGCTATTTCCAAAACAGTCTAGGAAATCCAGTGGCAATTGGCCCGTATGCCAGCGACAATACCAAGTATATCACACAAGGTAGCCTGGTACAATTTGCAGCTCCCAGCGGATATTATTTTAACAATGAAAATCAACTGGTAGTCGGCACACCAACCAAGGCCGATGATAAACTCACCATCTGGGCCGCCCCCACAGCAGTCTACCTGTCAGGAACCGCACAGGGACTGGGTAACTTGCCTTCGGGTGTTGGTCCTGTGGTATTGAATACCTT